TCAAAAATCTAAAAACACTAAAGATGAATCTAGCCATGACGAAAGCATTTAACGCCGATTTCGATGGAGACGAGATGAATATTCACGTACCTCAATCATATGAAGCAATAGCAGAGTTGAAAGAATAATGCTGGCACAGATACTCTACTATGTATCTCATATTGGTGTAATGGAGGATATAGATCTCTTTTCCCTTCTTGTCTCTAAATCGACACAGAAGATCTTTGAGTCTATTTTCTATCTGATGGTAGTCTGCGACTAAGAAGGTATCAGAGTAGTACCACTCGTCTCCAGCTGCCGAGCGAGAGAAGTCGCAAATCATCCACTCAACTTTTCGATGCTTTCTACTCCTCCGGGTTTGAAACGATTTTGTCGCGCATAGTTCCTGGAAGTGGCAATGTAGATGACTTGGGTCTTCTCTCTTTTTTGGTCAAGGTCTTTTAGAAGTAGGATATGATCTTCGTTGGACTTTATTTGATTCTTGAGCTCGTCGTTTTCTTTTTGTCCTTGTCTCAATTTGAATTGTGTTGTATAGGCGCCATAAAGATGAACAAGTTCTTCGAGAAGAAGATAATAGTCTTGGATATTGTCGCGTCTTTTGGTATTAAGTTTCATTATTGCCTTTTTGAAATTCTTCGGTTCCATTACGAGCCATTGTTTTCGCACTTTATGAATTAATTACCATTAATTTTATTTCTTCTTGTATCTCTGGAAATTGTTCGATTAGCGGATCTTGATAACCTATCGTGTTATATTCAATATGATTGCGATCTAAAAGATTTAAAAAAGCTTGTGTTTGTAACCTAACCATTTCAGTAACAATATATATATATTGTTTACCGGTCATACATTGCCGCTATTAATGGATAGTAATAGTTCATTAATATACTCTAATGTATGTGGTTTGTTTAAGTTATTAACATTACAACTTTTTTTGGCTAAAAATACAGTGCCATCTCCACACGGACTTTTATCTTTTCGTTTAAAAACTCTGATGTTGTACTCACCTTTTAAAACAACATTTTGATGGGGATTCGCTCATTTATTCTTCCATTTTTGATACTATAAATGGATATAACTTTAAACGAACTATATATACACAACCCTAAACTTTTTAAAACAAAAAATTTAAAAAACTTCATTCGACACCACAAAATTCAGGAGAATGATATAGTTAAATTGAAAGGCAATAAAATTGCAATTTCTCGTAACTGGGTTAAAAAAAACATACCCTCATTCAACCTCAAATTACAAGAATTGAACGATGTCGAGAGTATTAATTTTTTCGAAGTCATTCCAACTCTTGAAAAATACAACTGCAAATCGTTTAATCCAATCAATTTAAACCTCGATTCCAGCCTAGTGCATTATTTCACGAAAGACGATAAAAGAACACCCTACTTTACTCGCAAAGGCCTAATCAAAATCTTGGCACATTTCAACGCTTTACCAGAAAATATATTCATTTGGATACATGAGCTTTTAAATGGCCATTTACACACCCAAATCGATAATATTTCCAATATGTTGGAAATGGTCAATATGCAACACACCCCTATTTTAAAAAATATAAATGGAGATATGGTCTTATCGAACCATATTTACAATATTAATAAAGAAGATATTATAGTTGACTATAAAAGAGTTGGAGACCTTAAGAAAGAGTCTGATTTGAAAAAAGTTATCGAAGAGTATAAATGTCCGGTGTATTCGCAACTGCAATCTAACTTTCAGAAAGGTTTAGATGAAGCAGAGCAAAATTATAATAACAAATTAAAAGAATTGAAACAAGAAAAGGTTATTCAACACCTTCAGTCAGAGTTGGATAAAGAAAAGAGTTTACATCACCAGGTTTTGTCTCTGACTCAATCTTTTACTCCGGCTGCATTGTCGTACAATTATATACCCAGTGGGGAAGTTAAATCTTCTCAGTCTCCGCATTTCAAGTCGGCCGTGGTATCTAAACTTAGGCCTTCTAAGATCCAATAAAAATAAAATGATTTTGAAGAAGTAAAAAATAGAAACCATAAACAATAATGGTGTATGTTGTAACTATTGATGGAATTATAGGGTCCGGGAAATCGTCCCTTATTAGTCAACTTGGAGACGATTTCACGTGCTTCCAAGAACCGGTCAATGAGTGGTCTCTGTTGCAAAACTTTTACGAAGACATGGATACATTTGCAGCCCCATTTCAATTTCAAGTATTGTTTTCATTTCATAAACTTTACTCAACCTTCAAAAATGTGAAAGATAAAGTGATCTTAGAACGATGCCCCTGGTCTTCAAAAAATATTTTCACCAGTTTGCTGATTGAAAATGGCCATATCCAACCAGAAGAATACAACCTGTACTGCAACTTTTACGACAAGATTGCCTTTTCCACCGATTTATACATTTATCTGAAGGTAGATACTGAAGTGGCATTTCAAAGAATCTTAAATAGAGATCGTGCAGCAGAAAGATCACTGAAACCAGAATATCTTGAAATCTTAAATAAAAAATATAATAAGGAGGTTTTAACCTTAAAAAATGTACATGTTATTGATGCAAATAGATCATTGCATGAAATTAAGTCGGATGTAATAGATATATTGAGAAATTTGCCATAAATTAAATTTTTATTTTAACCTTTTTTAAGGTTAAAATAAAGTCTGAATGGGAATCAAGACTATTTTTAAGCTTAATTAAGCTTAAAAAATTAATGTTAGGTGTATTTAAGGTAACTAGGAGGCTCTTCGTCTGGATAGCCAGATTCATCAAAACCGTTTTGATCGTACCCTCTATAATCGTATCCATTTTTATCAAACCCGTTACGGTCGTATCCATTCCAATCGTACAAGAGAATATAAGCCGGGTTCGTTGATATAAACAGCTCTTCCTTCATAGGTTTATTGGAGCCTGAAACCCATCAATTGGGATAATTCTTTTTTATATTTAGGTTTAACATGGGTTAACAAAGCCTTTTTAGAATTTTTGTGGCCAATCTATACCGCAAAACCAAAATTCGGTATCATCATTGTCAACGATAGTCGAAAGAATCTTAACATTTTTAGATTCAAATATGTGTTCCGAATCCATATTCTTTTATTAATAAATATTAATAAATAAAAATAATCATTTTAATTTGGCTATACTTTACTCTTTAGATCTGAAAATAATTTTTTCAGATGGTGGTAAAATGTAATCCATAAGGTAGTAATAATTCCCGCCAACTAATTCAGTATCGTTGATAGTCATCAAAGAAAACTCTTCACAAACGTACGAAGGTAATTTTTCATCTTTAAATGAATGTTGAATATTTGAGTGGAGATTTAAGCCTTTAATTTTCTGATTTAATAAATTTTCAAAGACAGAATAAAACGAATCGTATGAATATAATATTTTGATATTGTCGACAAGATTTGAATAATTGTACTCTGTTATACATTCGGTTATGATTTTGGAAGTCGTATCAAAATCTTTTGATATACTTTTAAATTTTATTTTTTTTTGTTTCAACACATAATTTCCCAACTTTAGATAAAGATTTAAAATATCTCTCAATAATGGAGTTAAGCATTTAAAAAATTGTTTCATCTGAGAATCTTTGTACCACACACATTTTACCACTTTTTCATCTTCTCCCAAAATAAAAGTATCACCAAACCATTTTTGACCATCCGAATTTTGGCATTGAACTTTGCCTAAAATATAGACAATATTATCTTTAATTGTTATCGGCGATGTATTTCCATCTATAAATAACAACGTCAGCAAATCCACCAAATTGTTCTTCACGCTCATAAATTGAAAAACATCGCTTAATCTTAATATTTTATTACATACATCGTTCAAATAAAGGTTGTAATTTCCCATAACTTGTTCATTCGAGTATTTAGTTATATACTTATTGAACAAGTATATTTTTTGTGGAATATTCATACCACAATTTAATTTAGATGGATGAATATAATTATTCATCTGTTTGAAGATGATGGAGCCTTCGTTGTTGGTATTGTCGTTGTATACAACAGACAAATTGTACTTTAATGACAATGGATAGATTAATGCCGTTAATTCGTTAAATTGAGAGTTTTCTGTTGAACAATTTTCAACATGTTTTAAAATGTTGTCATAACCTTTAATATATATAAAACATTTTTGGCAGATAAACCCAATGTATCTATGTACAGTACATTTTTTGGTCTTTTGATGGGTTACAAGATTTTTTTTTTCTTCAAAAACTATATTACAATAAGTGCATTCAAACATTTTATTTATGGTTATTTTTTGTATGAAAATTTTCATTTTTAATATAACATCTTTTATGCCACCGCTCCAGATAATAAATGGATACTGAAAAATGCGATGAATGGGCTAAGGAAAGACTAAAAACAATCCCCAAAAATCCACTTACCAACAGAAAGATCAAAGTCGATGGCCCTAAATATAAAGAATTGGATGAAGATTGTAGAGACTTTATAGTCGACATAAATTCTATATGCAAAAAATGGCTAAAAACTAACCATCCCAACTTATACTCAAAGATTAAAAAACATCCTCCTAAGAAGATTTCTCCTCAAAAGTCTCCTAAGAAGACATCACTTTTGAATTTTTATTCGGTAGATGATAGAAAAGGTCTTGGGACAGAGATTAAAAATTATTTTTCTTCTGTCGTTATCGAAAATGGTAAAGCTTGCATGACCCAAACTTCGACAATGTTGAAGTATGTCGATAAAAAAAAACTTCTTGGATATGGATCTTTTGGAAATGTATATGGTGTAACAATACCAAAAACAAATCTTTCAGTGGCTATCAAAGAGGGTCGTATTTCAGCTAGCGAATTAAAGAAGGCGAAAAATAAGCAATATCCGTTGGAATACTTGTTTAATAAGCTTATCAACGATTTAATCGACGATAAAATTTGCCCTAATTTTTCTTACACTTATGCTATTTTTTTCTGCGACAAATGTCTCTTAAATGAATTCGACAAAAAACCTATCCAAACTCAATGTTCTGAAACAGTTGTGGAACTTTTTGATTTCACCTTAGATAAACTGAAAGATTTACGAGATGAGGTTATTTTATCCATTCTATTTCAAATTTTATTTGCATTAGCAAGTATTCAATTAGAATATGGAATGTTCCACAATGATGTTAAAAAAGAAAATATACTTCTCAAAACCATCCCAAAAGGAGGTTATTGGGAGTACAACCTAAATGGCGACACTTTTCGAGTACCAAATCACGGATACATTGCGGTTTTAAATGATTTTGGAGTTTCGCTTGCTTTTCGACCAAAAATAAGCAATAAAGATTATGGACGTAGACAAGCAGAAGTTGTTAAAGATAATAAAACAAATACTTATTATTTTAAACCATTTACCACAAAATTTTACCCACTTGTGAGTAAGACTGGAACAGTTTCAAGTATACCTTCTCACAAACTCGGCGGTAGTAAAGGATTGACATGGAACCATTTTTATAAAAATTTTGATTCTGATCCGTCAATATTAGTAAATTTGGAAGATATGAGTAGATTTCCAGTCGAATTCTTTAATTATGATATCTTAGATACTATCAGAATGTTTATAGGTGGTAAAAGAACTGCTCAACCCGGAGATCACTATGTTATGAAAGTCACCAAAAATATTCATAAACTACTCGAACATTTTTATTTAGTTACAGCTAATCAAACATGGCCTATTAATAGAGTTGATTTATTTTTGGCGGACCATACCATAAGAAAAATTTTTTCATTTTATTTAAACACAACACCAAGTGGACCAAGAATTGAAGAATATCATCTTTGAAAACTTAAAATTTTTTATGGATTTTTATATCCATAAAAAAGTCAAAAAAATTAAAATCCTAAATCTGGATCTTGTCCAAAATACTGCTTAATCATAACTGCCATATTATCCTCTGCTTGGTTTATGCCACATTCTTCACATGTTTTACGATAATGCTCCATATATTCATCTTTCAAATTAGGGTATTCTTTATCCATGTCTGAAATTTGTTGTCTAGAGCGTAGAACAATGTTTTTCATTTCTTCCAGTTTTTCTTTGTGTTGCGTGTACAAATATGCACCTGTAGCACGTTTTTGGTTTAATTGAAGGTAAAGTCCTAATGGTTCTTTATCGTTTGGGTCTTTGGCTACGTCTTCTTTCAAATATTCAACTTTCTTCTTAATCTCTTCAATTTGTTGTTTCTCTTTGAGACTCTGTTCTTTAACCAAATCTTGGTACTTCAGACATTCTTCGTCCCGATTTGGATTGTCCACTTCAACCACATCTTTTTCGTTTAGTCGTTGCTGAAGTGGTACTGGAGAACCCACTTCGCATACAAAAAT